CGCGCCTGGCTCTCCAGTCCGCCGTCTTGTAGTGCTCCTGCTCGCGGTGCCTCTCCACCGAGACGAAGACCGGCGGCCGCCAGCGTTCGACGCGGTCAGGCATTGGGCGTCGGCATCTGCGGCAGCGCCGCCTTGTACTCGGCCTGCGTGATCTCCTCGACAGCACCGCTGGCGAGGAGTTGCGGGAGCAGCGTGGCTGCCGGCTCCCATGTGGCAAACTCGTCATGCACGGCGAGGAGCAGCCGGCCGGCAGCGTCACGCGGGGCGACGGCGGCCGGGTCGAAACATGTGACCGTGCGGCCATCTGGAGTCGGATGCCCCCACGCTGCGTCCAGTTGCAGGCGGATCGACTCGTACAGCGATTCGTCAGCGGTGCGAAAGCATCTCATGCGAGCGTTAGTCCGTATTTTCTGGCGAGCGATCGGGCGATGGTGTCATGCTCTGTAGCCGACAGCGCTCGCGAGTAGCCGATGACCTCTGCGATGTCGCCGGCTAGTTGGTGAATGTTGCCAAACGACGCAGACATGACGCCAAGGCCAAGTCCGTTATTTGTTGCAGGGTTGTCAAACGTAAACGACGAATCGGTGACCGACGCCCCGGAAGTTAGGTTTCTCAACTGGGCTGAGTTGGACGCGATGGTTAGCGAAACAATAAACGACCCGAGAGCGTCCGAAGGCGACCCTATGCCAGAATATAAACCGGTCCCAGACGCTCCGAGCATGTGAATCGCCGACCCGTCGGCGTTGGTTGTGATCGCAAAAGCGGAACTGGAGTTGTATGCGTCCTCGCCGGTTTTGTAATGAGTTATCAGGCCACCGGCTGCCGCGTTCGTCGATTTGTTTGCAACAATGAAAATGGTTGATGGAAAGACGAGACTTCCTGCATTGGACGACGACCTGAGAAAGTCATTTGATCCGTCGAATGTTAGCGCTGGCTTCCCGCCGATCGCGCTCCCCGTAATCGTTGGGCGATTGTTGGCGGTAGTTTGCGAGAAATCCCGCGCCGCAGCCGACTTGTCTCGCCATTCACTGACGCCCCCGGAGATCGTCGTCAGCGTGGACGCGTCCGACGCGTCGAGCCAGAGTTGCAGCCCGGCGATCTGCTTGGGGCTGAAACGCGGCCGGATGGCGGATACACGAAGGGTCATATCGTCCTCCGCTTAGACGGTCCGCCAGCGCTCGGTCGTCGCGTCGTAGACCAACAGCACAGCGCCGCCGTTCGCGTCGAGAACGAAGTCCCCAGCCCACGGGACGACGACGCGGTTCGCGGCGTTGCTCGAGGCGCTCTGGTGCTTGATCGTGATTGCATGCGACCCGACGTTGACCAGGAGCACGGCCTGGCCGCTGGTGCCAGCGACGAAGCCGGTCACGTCGCGGGCCGCGTTTGAGTTCACGCGAACAATATCGGCTGACGGGAGCGAGTAGTTGTTCTCGTTAGCCGTGATCTGGGCCGGCGAGTTGACGACGTTCGTGACGGCGTCCGTCCCGCCCGTCTGGTGCGAGCTGGCGTGAGCCCCGATCCGCGCGGCTGCGAGCGTTCCGGTCGTGAGGTCGCTCGCGCTGTTGCTCCCCGCCGTGGACCAGGCCCCGTCGCCCCGGAGGAACGTGGTCGCGCTGGCCGTCCCGGTCGCCGAGACCTTCGTCACGGTCACGGCACCGTCGGCGATCTTCGCCGTGGTCACGCTGCCGTCCGCCGGCGGGCCGCCGCCGAGGGCCGCGATCGCCCCGAGCGTGATCTTCTGGGTCGTCGTGCCGGCCGCGTTCGTGGCCGGGACGACCGCGTTCGCGTTCGCCGTGCCTGCCGGGAGCTCGGAGATCTTCACGTCGGCCATGTCTTACCCCGTCTGGATGTAGGTCCCGGACTCGGTCGTGAGCTGCTTGCCGTTCTCGGCGAGCAGCGTGTTCGGGTTGGCGTCGAACGGCCGCCGTAGCTGCCGCCGCAGGAGCGACAGGATCCGGTTATTCTGCGGCCGGAAACGCTGGATCGGTGCCTTCGCCATGGGGCCAGGGTACGGATTGCGTCCAGACCGCTTGAACCTCTACCGCATCCCGACCCATCGGCCGTCTCGGTCCTCGTCTGTCCAGTTGGCCTGCTCGAGGAGCGTGAGCCGGCCGTAGATTTCCTCCTCGGTCGGATCCTCGCCGCGCCGACGGCCGCCTCGCCCGCGGCCCCGACTGGGCAATCCGGCGAGCTGGTCGCGAAGCCTGGCCCGGAACGTGTCCACAGAGACGCCGAGCGCCATGGCGATCTCCGACTGGCTGTCGCCGTTGGCCCAGGCCGCCTTCGCCGCCCTGACCTGGGCAGGCGTCAGGAGCATCTTTTCCGATCCGCTCAGTTGGCATTTTGCCGGCTGGCCCTTTCGCCAGCCGGAGACCTTCCGGGCCTTGCGTCTCACGGACCTGGCCTCCGGACCTCGACGATCACGCGGCCCGCCTCCCCCGGCACGCCGTACCGCTTCGAGCCGCCGTGGCTGGTCACCTGGGTGTCGTCCTTCCAGACGCCGCCACCCTTGGTGATCGCGTCCCAGACGGCCTTCTCGATGTTGTCGAGGTCGCCGCAGTTGCGGCCCGGGAACGCCGGGGCCTTGGCCTTCAGCGCCCCGCCTTTGCCGAGGTGCGACTTCGGCCTGGCGAACACGGCGTGGACCTCGACATGGTGCGGTCCGTCCGAGATCTGCCAGCCGGCCCACTTGGCACGCATGGCCGCGGCCAACCCGATGGCCGCCTTGTAGGCCTTCAGGCCGCGGCCGTCCGGCGTGTAGGTGTGACCGTTGGCAAACCGCGCCCGCGGCTGCGGGATCGGGTCCCCTGGAATCTCGAACGTGATCGAGGTCGCATCCATGCGACCAGCCACGGTAGCCGCGCTGGCTGCTGAATCCAGCGGTCAGCCGTGGCTGTCAGCCGTCCGCGATAGACATGGCGTGGCGCGCCATCTCCTGGACGTCGATGAGTCCGTAATACACCACGAAGACCACGTTCGCCTCAGGCTCGAACCGATCGACCACGAGCTGCCGAAGGCGTTCCAACTTGCACGCGGATGCCGTCGAGAACTTCTCCGGAAACGACACCCGCAGGAATGTCGTCGCCGGCTCGCCTGGAAAGTGGTCGATCAGCATCTGCGCCGGGGCGTGGTCGTACCTGCACGGTCCGTAGACCTCTTCGCACGCGTCGCGAAGCTGCGACGGAGTCACCGGAAGGATCACTTTTCCGTCTCCTCTGGAGGATCCAAGAAACGCCATAGCGGACGGTCGCCTATCACTCCCTCAACCGCCAGCAGCTCGTCTCCGACGTAGATCTCGGCCGTGACGACCGCCAGGCATCCGACCTCGAGGTCGATGGTCAACTTCCGGACGTGGCGGCCCGGGAAGATTGCCGAGGCGATCCTGCCGGCGACGTTGTCTGGAATCACGCCGCGCCCTCCCGCAGTTTCCGCAGCACGGCTGCCCGTGCCGCCTCGAACTCACCATCGGAGTCCACGCGCCGACGCGGCTCGTCCGCTGGCTCGGCCTTCGCCTGGGCCTTGCGGGCCTTGGCCTCGAGGTACTCCTGGCGGCGTCGGACCGCCTCGGGATCGTTCGCCCGCCGCTCCCACTCGGCGGCGGCGTCGGACGCCGGACGCCGCTCGTCCTGACCACGCGGGCCGCCGGCCGCCGTCGGCCGCCTGGGGTCGTCAAACTCCTGCTCGATGACCTTCGCCGTGAACCGCCGTCCAGCCTTCACGCCGGAGAACTGGCCCAACGGCACCGGGTTCGTGAAGAACCGGCAGCCCGGCAGCCGCTCGATCGCCTCCAGGGCCTCCTGGAGCCACCCAGGCTCGGCGAGCCTGTCCAGGGTGGCTGCCGGCAGGGCATCGGCCCCGTAGGCCTTCAGGCGGGCAGGGTGGAGCCGTGCCGCGGCGTTCCATGCCGCCCGCAGGGTTTCCCCGTCCGCGGCAACGTCCGGCGGTGGAGGTGGAGGAGATTCTGTCCTCTCCTCTCCTCTAGTGCGCTTTTGCTGCGCTGGAGCGCACTCGTCGCGTGCGCTTTTGCTGCGCCTCGGCGCACCATCCGCGCTCGCCTGCCTTGCCCGGCCTGCCCTCTCGAGGTGCAGGGCGCGGGACTTGGCAGACTGGGAAAACCGGCGACCCCACCCGGGGATCTCGGCCGTCCCGTCCTCGGCGAACCGGATCCAGCCGACGGTCTCGACCGCCTGCCAGAACTGCTCGTCGCCGCCACAGGTCCGCCCCAGCCTACCAGGCGTGGCCCGGACCGTGCCATCGTCGCTGTTGAGGCTCGCCCACCCCCAGAGCTGGAGCATCCGGAAGACGACCACCTCGACGGGCTCGCCCGTGAGGTCGATCAGTTCCTGGACCTCGGGCTTCGAGGGTAGGGCGAGATCGTATGGAATCCACTCACCGGCCATTCTTTGCCGCCTCCTTTTCCGCCCGGATCCGGCGGATCACCTTACCGAGCAGCTCGACGGCCTCGGCGGTCGAGATCAGGTCGTCGCACATGGCGTCCAGGATCATGCCCTGGACTCCCACCGCCGGCCTCGACGGAGACTTCACCATCAGGTCGGCCGACCACGGGTTGTTCCCGGCCGGCGGCATCAGCTCCAGGTCGATCGCGGCGGCCGACTCGATCAGGGCCTCGAACTCGGCAACCAGGGATCGCTCGGTGGCGGTTTCAGTTGTCATTCCGAACTCCTCGATGGATCCACGCGATCCGATACTCGCTCTCACCGCCAGCCACCTCGCGGCCGGTCCGCTCGATCCGGCCGGCGTCGCGTAGCTCCTTCAGCCGCTTCGACACCGCTGCGACCGTGAGCCCGGCCCGCCTCGCGATCTCCGTCTGCCCGGCCGGCCCGCCGGCCAGGGCCTCGACAATCGCCTCGCGATGTCCGCCGGCGATCGAGGCCGCCCGCTTCGCCGCCGCGTGCGATGTCGCCGGGTCGCTCGCCCTGGCCTTCGGTGCCGCGAACAGCGGACCGTAGTCGATCGTCTGCGGGTAGTAGTCGGACATCGTCACGCTCCTTCGTGTATTGGCCCTGTAACGCCGGGCCGGCGGTCGGATCGCCGGCGGAAAGGACGCCGGCTCCGGCTGCGGGTGTTTTGGACGACCGCCCGCGGCGTCCTCCCCGGGGCTGTTCGCGAGCCCCTGTGGCCGGGAGCGGCCGCTGCCATTTCAGTCGCTGGCCTCCGACGGTGGAGTGAACGTCGGGGGCTGCTGCCACTGGGTCGGAGGCTCGTACTTCTGCAATCGCTCGAGCAACCCAGCCTCCCGCCTCTCCCAGTTGTGCCGAGCATTCGCGAACCGCTTCTCCTCCTGGCTCATCAACCGGCAGAACTCGGCCATGCCTGGGCGACGCACCCGCTCCAGGAACTCGATCACGTCCGACCACTGGATGCTCGACGGTTCAAGGATCATTCCGCGGCTCCTGTCGCTCGTGCGCGAACGCCTCGGCCCGCAGCTCCCCAGCCTGCCGACTCAGGTCCTCGCGGATGGCCTCTATCCGGTCGGCCGCGGCCCGCTTCGCGGCCGCCAGCGACGGGTAGTAGTCGCCGGCGTCCACGATCGTGCCGTGATCGAGCCGCACCATCGGCCGGCCCTCGAACTCCACCTCGTCGCCCCTCGAGGTCCAGACCGTCAGGCCCGGGCCGTGAACGTCGACTTTGAACACTCGCCCCATGTCGCACCTCAGAACGGGATGTCGTCGCTCTTGGTCGTGCCGGAGGCCGCGTCGGCCTTCTGGGTCGGCGTCCGCTTGGCCGCGGCCTTGGGCGGCTCGGCCTTCGGCCGGCCGGCGTCGGGCTGCGTCCACGTCTCGGCAGGGAACCACTTGTCGACCTGGACCTTCGACTCTCCGGTCCGCTCGTTCGTGTAGATCGAGGTCGCCACGCGGACCCGCTTCCCAACCAGGCAGGCCGGGCTCCAGGCCGGGCCGTCCTTCGACGGCGGCTCCACACCGGCCGCCGCACACACGAGCCGGAACTGCCAGCGTCGGGCCTTGATCCGCGGGATGTTCACCCAGGCCTCGGCGTAGCCGGCCTGGGCGTCGATCTCGACCTTCACCTTCAGCAGGTTCCCGCCCGACTCCGGCAGCTTTTGGGCCGCCCACTCCGCGTGGCCCCACGTCGCCACCGTGATGGTCCCCTCGTACTCAGCCGCCGGCAGCAGCTTCGACTCCTGCTCCTCGCCGCCCCAGTCGCCCCAGCCGATCGCCTCGTCAGACATGCCTCGTCTCCTTGGTAACCCCCATGCGGGCCGCATACGCTCGGACCGCGTCCATGTGTCGTCGCTCGTACCTGAAATGCCCGTACCGCCGCTCCGGCCGGCCAGCCTGGCGGACCGCCAGGCGGACGTCGTAGGTCCCGAGCGCCGGGAACTCCGCCTGGACCCAGGCCCACAACTCCGACCACCGCAACCACTCCCGCGGCTCGGCGTCGCCACGCATCCGCGAGCAGCTCCACCAGTCGGTCAAGTCGCGGCCTCCTGCGGCTGGAGGGCGTCGTGCCGCTTGCCGATCTCCACGTCGAGCCGATTCCGCTGGCTCTCGGTCATGTCGCCGGCGCTCACGGCGTGGTCGGCATCGTCTGCGATCTGGCCGAGGGCCTCGACGGTCTGGGCGGCGGCGACGCGGTCCAGCCAGCCGGACTTCGACGCTCCAGGCGTGGCCGCCGTCTTCCCGGACAACAGCGGCGCGAGCGCCTCGATGGTCATGGGCAGCTCGGCCCCGAGCCCGTAGCGGTTCTTCGCGTCCCAGGCGGCAGTCCGCTCGGCGTACACGATCCGCTCCTTCCCGCCCTTGGCCCGCGTCCTGCCGTCGGAGCCCTCGACGAGCCGCGTCCGGTAGTTCGCGAAGAGCAGGGCGTCGGCCCACTCCTTCACGAGCGGGGCCACCTGCCGCGAGAGCTTCAGCTCGTAGCGGTCCCAGCCCTCGTCGAGGTCCGGCGGCGTGGTCCGCTTCACGGTGGAGTGGCCGACGAAGACGACGTTCACGCCGCGGTCGATCAGGTCATCGGCGAGGCCGATAAAGGCGGAGAACTGCTCCGCCAACTTCACGAACCCCTTCCCGAATCCGTAGTCCTCGACCGACCGCTTGCCGTCCTTCCGCAGCATGTGCTCGAGGGCCATCCGCTCGGCCCAGTCCACGGAATCGACGACGACGGTCTGGAAGCCCTGGGCGTTGCCGGCCAGGTCGACCATCGCACCCTGGAGCGTCATCCAGTCCGCGCACCGCACGCGGGCGCAGTCGATCTGCCGCGTCCCATCCTCGGTGTCGAGGATCACGGCCGCCGGGAACCGGGCGGCCAGCGTGGATTTGCCGATGCCCTCGGTCCCGTACAGGACCACCCGCGCTGCCCCGCGACTGATGCCGCGCTCGATCTTGATCGCCATCACGTCCCTCCTGTGAAAAGATCGCGGACGTGCTCCGCCGTCCGCGACTGGTTGCCTCCGTTGCCCGGCCGGCTCCGCCGGCATCCTGCGGACCGGCATCCGCTGCCGTACCGCTCCTCCTGAATCCGATTCACGACGACCGCGATTCCGAACGCGGCGACGAACATCAAGGTGATCGCCGCCGATCCGACGGCGATCGCGATCCAGTGCCACACGCTCACTCGAACACCTCGCCTTCCGTGTCGTCGGCCAGCGGCCGAAAGTCGTCGAGCGCGGCCTTCGCCCGCAGAAACAGTGCCGACCCTGCCGGAATGTGGTAGGTGTCGACCGAGATCCGGCGGGCGTCGACCACCAGCCGCTCGAGGACACGCCCGGGGGCGACGAGCTTCCGCAGGATGTCTGCCTTCCTCCGGCAAAAGGCCTGCCACGGTCCGTCCCGCATGTCACGTCTGTGGTGGGCGATCCGTGCCATCGGTCAAAGCCTCCCGATGTCAGAGACCGGCGCGACGAGCCGAGCGGACTCGCCGTCCAGGTCGATCAGCACGCGTTGCCCGCCGATCACATCGAGCACGCGGCCGGCCCACCGCTTGCCGCCGCTCTCGCCGTTGACCCAGTCGCCGACGCTCGGCAGCGGCCGGCCGTACACGTCCTGCATTCCCGCGACCGCGGCGGCCGCCTCGGCGTCGCCCGGCATCCGTTCCATGCTGGCATCCATGCCATTTACTCCGTTCGTGAAATGATCTGCCCGAACTTACCCGGCGGCTCCAGCCGCCAGAACCCGCACAAGCACAATCAGCAGCTCGACGAACAACTCGACGGTCATGTCTCAACCTCCGCGTCACCGACGCCTTCCGCCTGTCATCCGTGACGCGGCGAAGAAGGTACTCCGGTTATCGTCAAATGGTCAAGGCCACTTTCGATTTTCGAGAGACCCGCGTTTTTACGCAGGGAAAGATGGCTAGTCCGCGTCGCGGGCCGCCTTGGCCTGACTGATCAGGTCGGAGAGCTCGCCCTTGGACATGCCTCGGCGGACTCTGATCCCGAGATCGGTCGCGTAGGCGACCTGCCGCTCGGTCGGATGGTCACGCCGCCAGGCGTTCGGCCGTCGAGGCCACGTCGCCAGGCAACCGACGCCGAACACGGCCGCCGTCACGGCGATCGGAACCCTGGATTTTTCTCCAGAGAACGCCGTCACAGCAGACACAAGACAGCACATCCCCAACAGAAAAGCGGCCGCCACTCGGACGGCATACCTCAGCCACTCGACCACGTCGCCTCCGATCAGGCGGCCGTTCCCTTCCTTGGTCTTCCGCCGCGCTTCTTCCTGGTCTCGGCGGTTTTCTTGCTGAGACGCTCGACCTCGTCCAGATAGTAGAAGACCCGCCGCGGGGATTCCACCACCCGCCGCAGGCTGCCGGACTTGAACAACTGCCGGAAGTACCCGTCGGTGCATCCGCAGATCTTGGCCGCCTCGCTGGGCGACACGAGCTTCTTGCCGGTCTTGGGGTCGATCACCATCGCCATAGCCTCCGATGCTAGGGGGCGTCTTCCTTGAATCAACGGCCGGGTGTCCGGCAGCCCCGTCCCGGGTATTCCCCGGGACAGGATCGAAACGGTTGCCAATGGCGGGGGCAGGACCGAACCCTTCACCGACCAACCGTGCAGCGGCCAATCCGCACGGCCGGTACGACCAGAACCCACCCCAGGACGGAAGGCCCCCGCATGGAAGCGTGACCTATCCCTACTCCGGAGGATCACGCCATGACTCTCGACCAGTTTCTCGCCGACGTGTACGTCCCGCTCCGTCTCCGCGGCCGCTCGCCCGAGAGCGTCCGCCTTCTGCGTCACGCGATCACCCAGTTCTCGACGTGGCTCGGGCGGCCCGCGACGCTCGACGACCTCGAGGACCTCCTCGTCTCCCAATGGCTCGCGGCCATGTCGACGAAGAAGTCGCCGAACTCGGTCGCCCGCGAGCGGTCCGGGATCCTCGCCCTGTGGAACCTCGCCCAGGGCCGCGGGCTCGTCCGCCTCCGCCCGACCGTCGCGCCCGAGCTGGTGCCGCAGGCGACGCCGCGGGCGTTCACCGCCGACGAGCTGGCGCGGCTGGCGGCCTCCGCCCGGTTGGCCTCGGGCTGGGTCGGCCCGGTGCCGGCCGCCGTGTTTTTCCAGGCCTTGATCGCCGTCGGCCTGGAGACCGGCGAGCGGATCAACGCGATCCTCCAGACGCCGCGGCATTGTTGGAACAGGCCGTCGCTCACGGTCCCGGCCGTCGTGCGGAAGGGCCGCCGGCAGGGCCGGATCTACGAGCTCTCGCCCGAGGCCTCGGACCTGGTCGACGCCGTCGCCCGGCACGAGGGGCCGACTGTGTTCTGGTGGCTCGCGTCCGACACGGCCCTCCGGAAACGGTGGAAGACGATCACGCGGAGGGCCGGCCTCGGCGACGGTCGCGACGTGCAGTTCCACGCCCTTCGGCGCTCGACCGCCTCGCATATGGCGGCCGCCGGCCTCGACGCGACGAGCTACCTCGGGCACTCGACCGACCGGATCACGCGGAAGAGCTACCTCGACCCGCGGGTCGTCGATGCCACCCGCCCGAAGCCCTGGCAGTCGCTGCCGCGTGTCTTCCGCCCAGACCCGGAGCCGCCGGCACAGGCCGGATAATCGCGCCTATTCGGCGTCCTGCCCCCTCACGGTGCCGTTCGTCGAATCCTGCGTCGCACGACCGTCACGACCGGCGCGTGGAGCGGTGCTCGACCTGATGCTGCCGGAGCAGCTCACGCGGCACGACCTTCCGGACGGCGTCCGCCGCCTGGGCGACGTGATCGGCAGTCACCCCAGCCGGCGGGCGGCAGCACGCCGACGCGCCGGCGAGCGTGGCCGCTTGGTGGACATGGACAGGGGCGGGATCGTACTCGATGTCGGCCCGGACAGGCCGGTCGCCGATCACGTCCACGACACGGCCCTCGGTGTGGTAGTTCATGACCTCGACGGCCGTCCCGCCGGCGATGCCGCGTAGCGCCACCAGCGCCGGGGCGTGGGCCGCGAGACGTGACTGGCCGCAGACGAAGACGTAGGCCATCTCGATCCCCGTCGCGTCGCAGAACTGCCGCATGGTCCGGCCGGTCCCATGGAGGTCGACGAACAGCGTCCCCGGGGCCAGCCGCCGGACGTATTCCACGAAGGCCGGCGACGCGGTCCGCAGCGTCTGCCGGCTGGCGTGGAAGATGCCGACGGTCTCGCCGTAGAGCTTGTGGTAGACGTGGCCGAGAAGGATCGCGTCCCGTGACACGAAGTAGACGCGCTCCGGCTGGGCCGCAGCCGCGTACTGTCGGACCAACGCCGCCGCCGCCAGGACAAACGGCACGTTGGCCGTGGCCGCCCCGTCCCACCACCGGGCCTCGGCGGAGCCTGGCTCGTGCGGATTCTGGAGCCGGGCGGCCCGGGCTGCCCCGGCGATCTCCCAGAGCCCGGCGGCCTCGAATGTCCGCTCGATGGCCGTCTGCACACCCCCAGCGTAGCGCGTGGCCGTGAGCCCGGCGGATCGGGCCTGGGCGTAGTCGCTCCGCGGGTTGTCGCCGACGTGGTGCTCGATGTCGCCGGCCGCTGGCGAACGCCAGTATCGGCCGGTCCACTTGCCGTCCCAGCTTGCGACGATCTCGACCGTCCGAGGGATGCCGATCCTGTCCGCGAGCCGGCGGATCTGCTGGGCCGAGAAGTAGGTGTCGGTGACGATCCGGTCTGTCGGCCCGACCTGACGGACCGTCTCGGCAATCGGGAACACGCCGGCGAGCTCGGCCTCCCACTCGGCCTCCCGCAGATCGGCCACGCGGGCGGCCGTCCAGCCGGTGATCCGGCCCAGCGCCTCGAAGATCCCGCCCCACGTCTTATCGGAGGCACGCTCCGCCTCCTGCCGGACTCGGCGGTACTCGGGGCCACCGACGAGGTCGAACACCCGCCACGGGTCGACGCCCGTCCGCCGGCCGGCGAGCGTGTCCCAGAAGTCCCACGACCTCACCATGCGCGGGCCTTGTGCTTGCGGTTGGTGATGTCGGACAGCCCCTCGGACTGCCCGCAGAGCCAGGGCCGGACGGCGTAGACGTTGACCTGGCGGGCGCGGTGCATGGCCCCGAGCCGGTGGTCGACGTGGTGGCGGCATGGCCACGGCCCGGGCTCGATCCACTCCACGACGCGTGCGATCGCCTCGCGACCCAGCAGGCCGTAGGCGTGGGTCCGGTTGACGTTCCGGCCGCGCACGAGATCGGCCCGGCCCTCGACGGGCTCGGGCGTCGCCAGGTGCTGCCCGCCGAGGTAGAGCTGCTCGCAATCGGCCGGGACCTCGAGGCCGGCCAGCCGGGCGGAGAAGTCGGGCGCGAATGTGGCGTCGTCCTCGAGCACCAGGACGGACTCCAGCCCGCGGTCCGCCGCATGGCCGAGGAGGAGGTAGTGCGACACGGCGCAGCCCCACGCCCCCGGAGGCGTCGCCCACCATGCGGGCGGCCGGGCCGCGAGCCCGTCGACGGCCTCCCAGATCTCGGGCTCCGGCAGCGGCCAGTCGGCCGGCAGCCGCTTCCAGAACTCGCCCAGCCGGTCGGGCCGGCGGGCGAGCGAGATCACGAAGACGGCGTCGAACATGGCGGCTTACATCCAGGCCCGCGGAGCGTGTCGGCGTTGAGCTCGGGCCACATGGCCTCGGAGTGGATGGCGGCCAGGAGGCCCCACGCCGCGTGTGGCAGGTGGTCCTCGGACCGGTCGCCGGCGAGGTAGCGGTAGATGTGGCGGAGGGCGTGGTTCAGCAGGTCGTGTACCGGCATGCCGCGCTCCCAGTTGTAGTCGGAGTATTTGGCGGCCCCCTCGGCGCACGTCCTCGCCACGGCCTCCAGGCCGATCGGGGAAATAAGGTCGTAGCGGGTCGCCTCGGCGTCGCTCGACCGCACGGCCCCGGTCTGAAACTTGACGGTGTCGCCTGCCTGCTCCTTCACGTCTGCCTCCTGGTAGTGCCTGACCATCCCGATAAGTTGCACGACGTAGGCCGCCAGCGTTCCGCTCGTGCCGGTCCACGCCCCGGAAAAACGCCTGGCGTCCTGCTCGGCCTTGGAGAGCTGCTCGGCGTTGAGCCACACGAATGGTCGTTTCATGTCACTCCCCGACGTAAACGCGTCGGCTGTCGGCCTGTTCGGTCAGTCTGTAGCCGAGGCCGTGAAGGATGTCGGCCAACGTCGACGCGGCATGCGCCGTGTGCTCCTCCGTCGCGAACGCCTGGATCGCGTGGAGGGCTTCGTGGATCTCGGAGTCGAGCCGCGTCTTCCCAGACTGCTGCGTGTCGATCGTGATCGTCCGGTTCGTGTAGTCGCAAAGGCCGTAGTTCGCCCGCATGGGACGATACAGCCAGGACCAGCGTCGCCCGCCAATCGTGAAACGCAGCGGCTTTGATCGCGTTGCCGTCATGACGACCTCACCCGTCCGCCGACGATGCGGAAGTTGTGGACGTCGAACTGGCCGTCGGCGTGGACCTGCACCGACGCGAACCCGTGGTTGAACTTGTTGATCCTGGCATACTCCGGGTGGAGGTCGCACAGGCAGCCCGTCGACCAGCAGGTCGTCTCCGACCCGAACATGTCCGGCTCGCAGTGGACGCTCGTCCGGTGGCCGTGGCCTTCGAGGACCGTGTGGTGGAGTCGGAGGAACGCCCCGCGGGCCTGGTTCACCGGGGCGCTGATCCCCTTGCCCTTCTCGTGGCCGTGGAGGATCGGCAACGCCCCGGCCATGATCGGCCGTTGGTCCTGGACGAACTCGATCCCGTGGTCGGGCATGTCGAGCCACTGGTCGAGCCCCATCCGCGGCTCGTCGCTGATCTCGGGGGCGTGCTGCCACAGCCAGTGGGCGTAGCGTTCCTCGTGGTTCCCGCTCTTGAACACGATCGGGATCGACGGGAACTGGCCGCGGATCCACGCCAGCATCTCGCGGCAGGCGGCCACCTCGCCCTTGAAGTTCCGCTTCCGAGGATCGCGGGTATAGCGGGAGATCGAGTAGAAGTCGGCGACGTCGCCGTTGAGGACCAGGGCGTCGATCTTGTCGCCGCGGAGCTGGTCGACCGCGGCAGTCAGGGCCAGCTCGTCGTGGTAGGGGACGTGGATGTCTGAGAGCACGCCGACGAGGCCCGTCACCTCGAGGACCCACGGCCCCCACGGCTCGGCCTTGGTCTCCGGCGCGGCCGGCAGCTCGCCGGCCTTTCGCTTCGGGCGTGGCTTCACGCTCGACATTCGCTTGCGGTGCATCTGGCCGCAGATGCCGAACTGCCGGCGGATGCGGTTGTAGGCTGCCGAGAGCGTGATCGCCCCGTTCGCCTCTTGGAACAGACGGCGGCCGAGCGTCTTCGCCGGGGCGTCCGGGTGTGTTTCACACAAGCGGCGCGCGATGTCTGTGATCGCGTCGCCGCCACGTTCTCCAGCCTTGGGCATCCTTGCCTCCGATCTGACAGGCTCACCTTATGGCCTGCGTGGCGTGAATCAACCGGAACCGATGCCGAAGGCGCGGCCGATCTGGTTCAGCTTCTCGGCCCGCTCACCGCATCCGCAGGGCCGCCCGATCGCCCGAGAAACCCGCTCCTCCGTGATGCCGACCGCCGCGAGCCCGGACTGGGTCAAATCCCCCAGGCCGGGCCGAATCCGCTTGGGATATGACGGGTGCCGGATGTCGACCTCCCACCAGCCGCCGCCGTAGTCGATGCTGAAACAGCCGGCGATATCCTCGGCGGACAACCCGCGAGCCGCGGCCCGCGCCTCCACGTCGGCGCGCAACATTCTCACGGGCACTCCCCGCAGTCGAACGTGAACGTCGGGACTTGCCAGGACTGCTTCCGCAGCTCCGCGAGGCATGGCTTGTTCGGAGCGTCCAGGGCTTCCGCGACCAGGTTCAAGAACTTCGGCGTTCCCGTCGGACACCCGCACTCGTTACAGGACGGGAACGTGAACGCGCGGGCCGGGATGTTGCTCTGGAGATTCGACAGCCACGACACGTCGGGCGCGAGGCTGGTCCAGTAGACCCAGGCCGCGCCCAGTACCGGCAGGGAGCCGTCCGCCTTTTTGAAGATCTGAAGGTATTGGGTCTCCACGAGCGCGTAATAGACGCCACAGTCCGGGAGGCAGGTCAGCGTGACGCGCGCCAACGCCAGCGCCGCATCACCGCCGAGGTTCGGAAACCAGAGGTTGTTCGCGTTCCCGCCGGTGTCTGAGACGCAGATAACGTGCATCTGTCCATTCGCCGGAAACGTGACGCCGCCGATGGTCACGTCTAGCGTGCACTCGCATGTCTCGCAGTTGCACTCGTTGCAGCAGCACGGCTCGTTCAAGCCGACCTTTCCGTCGTGTAACGGAATGCCGGAACAGTTTTTCGGGATCTGGCTCACGAGCCGCCCCCGCACTCGAACACGTCAAACCACTTGAGGCATCCGCCGGCATCGTGCCCGAGGATCTGCTCGGCCTCGCCGTTCCAGCCGGGCCACCTGGTGATATCCTCGCCGCCGATCGTCGTCCGACACTCGCCGCCGATGCCCGCGTCGAGCAGATACCAGCGGCCCGTGACCCCGCGGCCGATCACGACCCACGACTCGGCCGGCACGTTGTACGACAGGTTCGCCACGTCCTCGATCGTCTCGGAGGGGCTGGTCTCCGTCGGCTCGCAGCTCGACCCGCCCTCCCAGATCGTCACCGTCGCGCAGGTCCCGCGGTCCCAGGCGGCGGCGACCTTGCCGATCCGGACCGGGTCGCCTCCTTCGTCGCTCACCTGCCGGAACTTGATCGGCGGCTGGTTGCGATTGCCGCGCTCATAGGCGCGCGTGGCCGCGGCGATCCTCCTGGCGTCGGTCTCTGAAAAGGTGACCTTACGAGCCATCGGAGAGCAGCTCCGGCGGGCCGAAGATCTCGTCGAAGTCCGCCGTCTCGTACAGATCGGCACCGTCGCCGGCGTTGATCACGACCGGTTTTTCTCCCGGTGCCTTTTTGGTGCCGTCTGAATTGAGCGCGACGGGCTGCTTCACGGCCTTCCCGTCCGTGCCTGTAATGACCTTTTTTTCTCCGGACCCGGACAGCTCCATGAACCCCACGTCCCACGGCATCGTCTTCCAGGTCTCGGGGTCAAAACGGAACTCCCAGCGGCTCTCGATGAAGTCCAGCATCCCGCCGTCATCGTCGCCGTCGAGCTTCGAGATGCTCTGCTTCTTCGCGCCCTTGAAGTAACACTTCCACGTTTTCGCGTCCTGGCCGGCCCATTCAGCGCTGTTGACCTTTCCGGCAGCCGCGTCGATGTCTTCGTCGAGGGACGCCTCGTCCTCGTAGTATTTGGTCAGCGACCAGCTCGTCTCCTCGCGCTCCTTTTCCAGGCCCTCGAGTGGATCGCCGGCGGCGTTCGTGATCGTCTCGCCATCGACATCGGTAAAGGCAGGGACGCTGGTCGTGCCGCCGTTCCGCTCCCAGACGTCCTTCGGGATGCCGTTCTCGGTGATCTCCTTGCCAGGCGGTGGGACGTAATACTGGACCGTCAGGGTCCAGCGCATGCCGTCCTCCGTCTCCGGCTGGAGGTCGAACTCCTGGGCGAGCAGGGCAGGGAACTCCCAGTGAGGCGTCCCCCATGTGATCCCGATCGTCGCCGACACGCCGCCGAGGATCTCGGCCTTGCCTGTGTCCGGCGAGTCGACGCGGATCTGCCACTTCTCCGGGACACGGAGGCTCTCCCCGTACTTGCCGGAGATGCCGGTGGGCTTGCGCTGGTAGTCGACCCAGGCCATGCGTCAGGCCCCCTCGATCGCGAACGGGTAGTCGGATTCCTGCTCGTCGAGCGTGTCGGCGATCCGCTCGAGGACGCCGAGCTGCCGCTCTTGGACGTCGCCGCCGGTGCCGCGCATGAGGCGGAACATCTCGGCGACGCCTTCGCTCGATCGCGAGTCGACCGCCTTCAGGGCCTGCGGTTCCATGGCGACGGCCACCTGTTCGGCAATCTGCTCGCCCACCGCCGCCGCCGTCCCCTTGCCGGATTCCTCGATCTGGGCGGCCGACGCCTCGGCCTGGCCGATGGCGGCGTCGAGGGCGGTCGTGAGCGGACCGGCCACCGCCGCGCCGACGGGCGTCGCGTTCTCGGCGAACGCGGCCGAGAATCCGGCCTGGGCCTGGTTCATGTTTTCCGTGATGCCGTCGGAGATCGTGGCATTGAAAGCCGACACGCCGGCGACGGCTTGATCGAGCGACGACGTGTCGATGCCGAGAAACCTCGCCCCCGTCCGCAGCAGGCGAGCGATTGCTTCGACGACTCCACCGAACCCGAGCACGACAAACCCCAGCCCGGCCTGGGCGGCGTTGAACACGCCCGACATGAAGTTGGCCGCCCGGTTCATGAAGTCCGCGACCGAGCCCCACTGCTGGCCGACGGTCGAGAAGTAGGAGAACACCGACGAGAAGTTGGTGATGATGTAGTCCCCGATCCCGGCCAGGAACCTCGCTCCCTGGAGGATCCCGTCGCCGATCGCCTGGCCGATGTTCGCTCCGCCGATGCTGCCCACGAGATTCGTGAAGGTGTCCGCGACGGCCTGGATCGCCGGGGCGAGGTAGGCCGTCACCTGCTGGATCACGCCCTCGATCGCCTTGCCGGCCAGGGTGAACGCGTCGTTCATCGCCTCGACGTCCTGCCCTTGGGCCGTGGTCAGCGACAGCCCGAGGCGCTCGGCCTGCTCGGCCGCCTGGGCCAGGCCCTCGGCCCCGCCGGCAAACAGGGGGAGCAGCTCCTGGCCAGCCTTCCCGAACAGTTGGGTCGCGGCCGCGGCCCGCTGGGCCTCGGTCGGCAGGGACGCGATCGCGGCCGAGATCGCCTGGAACCGCTCGGCTGCCGACATTCCGGCGAGCTCGTCCACGGACAGCCCCAGGCTCGCGAACGCCGCCTGGGCCGTCTTAGAGCCCTGCTGGGCCTTCACGAACGCGATGTCGGCCTTCGTGGCCGCCTTGGCGATCGTGTCCATGCCGACGCCGGCCAGGTCGCCGGCGAGAGCCAGCCCGGCGAACTCGCCGTAGGTCATGCCCA